TGGTTCTTTTGTACATTTTAGTGAATACGAACCAAAACAACCTCAATTAGATCCAAGACATCATAAAGCAGATCCACAAGGACTTAAAAATGCTAGATCAGATACTGTTCCTGGTGGAGGATGTTTGGTACAATTAGATTTATATTTTTGGCCTGGACAATTTACATCTATAGGAATGCAACCTGGAATAAGTGGTGATGTAATCAATTCAGCTAGACAAGCATATTCTAGTGTTGGAGATGTAACAATAGTAATAACATGACATACGCAGAATTATTATCAAATATAAGAAATTATACAGAAGTAGATTCATCAGTTTTAACTGATGGAGTTTGTGACACATTTATTAAAAATTCTGAATATAGAATATTTAGAGAAGCGGATTCTGACTATTCAAGAGAATATGCTACATCTAGTTTTAATTCTGGAAATAAATATTTATTATTACCAGATGATAATACAGATGAAGGATCAACTACTGTTAGAAGAGCTTTTATAGTAAGATCTGTAGTTGTAACAAATACTTCATCGGCTCAAATATCATTAGAACCTAGAGATGATACATTTATTACTGAATATAATAGTTCTGGAACAAGCGGTTTTCCTAAGTATTATTCAATGTATAAAGAAAATGCTATTCAAGTAGCCCCTATACCAAACAGTAATTATGCAGTTACCTTAGATTATGTATATACACCTGATAATTTAAGCTCAACCAATACAAATACTTACATTAGCCAAAATGCACCAGAACTATTATTATATGCCTGTTTAACAGAAGCTTTTGCATACTTAAAAGGACCGATGGATATGTACAAACTATACCAAGACAAGTATAATACAGCATTACAAGGATTTGCGTTAGAACAAACAGGTAGAAGACGCAGAGACGAGTTTCAAGATGGTGTGTTACGAATTAAAATTAATTCACCATCACCATAATAACTATAAGGAGTACAACATATGGGCATAACACAAGCAGTGTGTAACACATTTAAGTCAGAACTTTTAGGTGCAGTACACGATTTCGATTCAGGTTCAGGACAAGTTTTTAAATTAGCATTATATACATCAGCAGCTAACTTATCCGCAGCTACTACAGCGTATACAGCTTCAGGAGAAGTTGCTAACTCAGGACAATACACGGCAACTGGTGGAATTTTACAAAGCCAACAAGTATCACTTGATAACGCTACAGCTATAGTAGATTTTGCAGATTTATCTTTTACTGGTGTTACATTAACAGCGGCTGGAGCTTTAATTTATAATACATCCGCTTCTAATAAAGCAGTTTGCGTTTTAAGTTTTGGTGGAGATAAAACAGCTACATCAGGAACATTTACAATAGTATTTCCAGCATTTACATCAGCAGCAGCTATATTAAGAATCGCATAATTTTAGGAGGGCCAGGTGGCAGATATTACAATAGAAGTAACGTCGCCTGGTACTCTTACCACATGGGGAAACTCTACTTGGAGTTCAGCAGCATGGGGACAAATTTCAGGATTAAGCACTGAGCAATCCAGTGCTGATATTACAATAGATTCATCAGTAGACTTATCTACAAATTTATTAAACACAACAACAGATAGTGTATCTTTTACAATTACAGGAAGTGTAGATCTATCTACAAATTTATTAAACACAACAACAGGTACAGCCGAAGGACAAAATAATATAGAAGTAGAAGTTACTTCTCCTGGTGATTTACCTTGGGGTACTGAAGCGTGGGGTTATGGTTCTTGGGGTAATATTGGTGGAATGGATATTTCTATTGGACAAGATACTGTTCTTGTTCCTTCAGTAGAAGTAGACATAACTGGTAATCAATTAAATACAACTACAGGAACTTTATCAATTACAGGAGATGCTAGCCTTGATTTAACTGGAATAGATTCTGCTACAACTACTGGAACAGTAACTGCTCAAATAGATTTTGATGCAGCTATTACAGGGCAATCTATAGTAACTACAGTAGCAACGGTTTCTATTACAGCGGATGCTAATATAGATGTAAATGGAAGTTCATTAATTATATCTATAGGAGATGCAGAAGAACAGATTACAGCTGATATATTTTTAACTGGAAATGCAATTTCTATAGATCTAGGATCGGCTGAATTAGACGCAAATACACTTGTAGATGCAACATCCGTATCTGCAACAACTACTATAAATTCAGTGTCTATAATTGTAGATGTAGCACCAGATATTACAGGTCTAAATATGACCACTTCTACAGGAACTGTGTTTATAAGTGCTTGGGCAGTAGTAGATATAGGTATAACTAACAATTGGGCTGTTGTTGACATAGCGGCCTAATCAAACTAAAATTGGGTATTATTACAACTTTTAAAAGAATTTATGGCATCTAGTTTTTCTACAGATCTTAAACTTGAGCTGATGGTAACAGGGGAAAACTCTGGAACCTGGGGCGATAAAACAAATACAAATTTAAACTTATTACAACAAGCAATAGCTGGTTATCAGTCTATAGCACTTACTTCCATTAATACAACTTTAGTAATGACTGATGCTACAATATCAGATGCTAGAAATGCTGTTATAGAATTTACAGGAACCCTTGCAGCCAATGCTACTGTTTTTGTAGCAAGTGGAATTGAAAAAACATATACAATTAAAAATAGCACAACAGGTGCATTTACATTAGCATTAAATCAAGTTGGTGGATCTTCTGTTATTTGGGGAGCAACTGAAAAAAATATTAAAGGTGTGTATTTAAATGGAACAAATGCAAATACAATTGACCTTAGCACATTAGGTGGACAGATTAGCACTAGTACAGCATTAGCAGATTTTGTTATTGGTCCTAATGAATTAGATACATCATCAGTTACATCAGTTAAAATTGCATCTTTCGCAGTTACATCTACAGGATTAGATACATCGGCAGTTACATCAGTTAAAATTGCTTCTTTCGCAGTTACATCAGGAGCATTAGACACAGCATCAGTTACATCATTTAAAATAGCAGCAGCAGCTGTAGGACCTACTCAATTACAAAACACTTCAGTTACTGCAGCATCTTACACAGCAGCATCAATTACAGTCGATGCTCAAGGTAGAATTACTGCCGCATCTTCTGGATCAGCAGGTGCTGGAATGGGGATACCTACTTTGATGGTACAAGGACCTGGTTCAGGAACTTATACTGCGGGACCAACTGCAAACAGAATTGGTGTATACATGTATGCAGGTGGAGGAGCTGGTGCCAGTCCTATGTGTGCTAATAATAGCGGTGGTAAGGGTGGAGCCGGATTTTATAATAAACCTATAACACAACCTTTTTCACAACCTTATTCTGTTGGTGCTGGTGGAAATTCACCAGGTGGAGCAGGAGGAAATACCACAATCGCTAATGTAGGTACTGTTAATGGAGGGGGTAGTGGTGCTAATTCAACTGGAGCAAATGGCAATCAACCAGGTTCAGATTTAACAATAGTCGATGCATTTAGACCAGGAGGATCTGGCTCACTCTTTTCACAGGGCTCCAGCGTTGCTACTGGTAGAGGATCGCAGGGTGCTGGCCAACCTGGTGGAGCTGGGCTTTTGGTAGTTTTTGAAAACAGTGGAACATAATATGTCTTTTTTTATTTTTTTAAAAAACTTTGATAATGTGTCTGGTTCTATTTATAGAATTGCAGAAAATCAAAATGATTTAAATAATTTAAATATTATTCAATCTGATTATAAAATAATTGAAGATTCGCAAGAAAACTTTAATGCAGTAAAATATAAAACAAAATCTATAGATAAATATAACAGCAATCAAATATTTTATGAAGATTCCTCTATAAAATTTTTGAATAAAGAAGAGTTAAGTAATTACATTGTTTTAACAAAATATGCTATTCAGATGTTTTTAGACAGTAATCAAAATCATTCATTATTTAACCAATGGAATAATTATAAAAATCAATTAGGATCATTAAATTTAAATAATATTGAATATCCTTTAAATAAATCATTAGAGCAGTACTTTAATGATTTAGGGCAACCTTCTTATAATATTTTACAAATACCATAAAAAATGCTACAAAAATAGCATGTTCGATAAAGAAATAGAGTTTAGTGCTCATGAAGATTATTTTGTATTAAAAGAAGATTATCCTATCCCTGCAAAATTAAATATACCCGAATGGTATAAAAAATTAGAACATACTATATTAAATAAAACTGTAAAAGGCTGTATGCCGTTTTTAGATTCTTTAACATCTGGTTACATTTTAAAAATGCCACAAGATTTTCATGTTAGACATAATGTAGATAGTAAAGACAATGAAGGAAAAGAAATTAAAGATTCTTTTCAAACTTTTGGACTTCATGATCAATTAAATTTTATAACTGCAAAAAATCTTAATTTGAATTCTGGGATAGATGTTCATCCAACAAAACAGCTTACTGGATTTCCTTTAATTAAAAAAAATAAAAATTTACCTTTTTATAAAATACTAAATCCTTGGAAAATAAAAACACCAAAAGGATATTCTTGTTTATTTGTACCTCCGTTAAATAATTCAGATGATCGATTTTCAATAATACCAGGAATAGTTGATACAGATACTTTTCCAAATGAAATAAATTTTCCAATTATTATTAACGGAGATAAGTATCCTGTTTTAGAAACAACAATTCAAAAAGGAACCCCTTATGTTCAAATAATTCCTTTTAAAAGAGAAAGTTGGAAAATGAAATTAAAACAAAGAGAACAAAAAGAAATACAAAACTCTAGACTTTTTTATGGATTAAAATTATTAAATATTTATAAAGATAAATACTGGAATAAAAAATCATGGAAATAAAAAATTTTATAAAAATATACGATGAGCTTCTGCCTTGGAATGTGTTGTCTAATTTAATACGTTTTGCAAATGTTTCAAAATTTGAAGAAACGAAAGTAGGGGGTAGTATAGAAAGCAGAATTGATTTTAATATTAGAAAAACATATACATTGCCGTTATCAAATTTAAATAATTCATTATCTAATGTTCATTGGTTTAATTTACTACATTCTTATTTTAATAAAAATTTAAAACAATACAAATTAGATGCAAATATTTTAGACTATGATTATCAAAATATTTTTGACATAGAAATTTTAAAATATGAAAACACTGGTTTTTATACTTGGCATGTAGATCATTTTGCAACAATTCCAAGAACGATGAGTTGTATATTACTTTTAAATAATGATTACGAGGGTGGAAATTTATGTTTTAGAAATCCAGATGGCTCTGGAGAATGGGAAGTAGAAGTTAAACCAAATAGAATGATTATTTGGCCAAGTAATTTTTTATATCCTCATACAGTTAAACCAGTGACGAAAGGAAAAAGGTATTCAGTTGTAGCATGGGCACTTTAGATTATAAAATAATAAATAATTTTTTAGAAAAAGATATTTTAGATAATTTTAAAAATATTTTATTTTCAAATAACATTGAATGGTTTTTTTTACCACACATGACGAGAGAAGATCATTATTTTTTTAACCATTGTTTTTATAATAATTTTGTTCCAAGGTCTCCTTATTATTTAGGATATATTGAACCAATATTAATTAAATTAAAAGTAAATGCTGTTTGTGAAGTAAG